CAAACTATCTAACTTTCGTAACGGCGACTAGCGGCAATTTGCCACAATTGGTAAACTCGTCAATAACTTGTAACGCGGCAAATGGCACAATCACAGGTGGCATTGCAGGCGGCGCATTCTAAGGAAAAAACATGGCACAAAGCGGATACACCCCCATACTAATTTACGCCAGTGGCTCAACTGGAAACACGCCTTCTGCATCCAACTTGACAAGCAGTGCGTCGGGCGCTGAATTGGCATTGAACTACTTTGATGGCAAGCTTTTTTACAAAGATGCATCAGGTAATGTGCAGGTGTTGGCTTCCAAAGCAGGCAACATCAATGTATCCTCAATCAGCTTTGGCACAACCGGCCTGACCCCCAACACTGCAACCACAGGCGCTGTGACTGTTGCAGGCACATTGGCAACCACAAACGGTGGTACAGGACTTACTGCGTTTACTTCTGGTGGCGCTGTTTATGCCACTTCAACCTCGGCTTTAACAACCGGAACTTTGCCAGTAGCTTCGGGTGGCACAGGTTTGACTTCGCTGACTGCAAACCAAATTCCTTACGGTAATGGAACAAGCGCTTTTCAATCAAGTGCTAATTTGACTTTTAATGGTACATCATTAACGCTTACAGGAACAGGTTTCATCAAAGTTAATGATGGTACAAATGATGTTATGCGGTTGTACCAAAGCGGTGGTACTTCATACATTGATACTGGCTCTAGCACTCAATCTCTAGCTATTGGAACAAGTGGTGCATATCCTTTAATTTTTAGACCAAACGGCGCAGAAGCAGGTCGCTTTATAACCACAGGTCAATTTGGTGTTGGATTGACTCCATCCAACAATAATTACTACATTCAATCTGCGGGTGGCGTTAGTGCGAGCGCAAGTGTTGTTGCTCAAGGCAGTTTACAGCCCTATACGGGCAAGGGAATTTTCTTGTCTTGGGAAACGACTTACGGTCGATTGGAGGCATATGACTACGGCAGTTCCGCATATCAAAACATTGGCATTTCCCCCAATGGAGGTAATGTCGGCATTGGTATTGTTGGTTCTTCTACCTACGGAAAACTTGCTGTAAGCGGAAACATGGCCCAGTGGGGTAGTGTCTCAAGTGGGTCAGAACTTACTCGGATTCAATGGTACAACACCGCCACCAACTACGATGTTTCTTCCATCCGAACCTTCATCGGCTCTGGTCAAGTTAACCGTGGCGAACTTGGGTTCTATGTTAATAATGGAGCCGGACAGCTACAGGCAATGTATATCAATTACGCCCAACAAGTTCTTGTTGGTGCGGGCGGTAGTCAATACCAACAGTTCAATGTCTACTCTGCATCAGGCAGTGACGGTATTGGCATTCAAACTGGTTCAGGATATGGCGCATTAGTAATGCGTGGCGCAACCGAAAACCGTATCTATGGAATCGGTGCTGTGCCATTGACTTTTTATGCAAATGGCACTGAATATGGTCGCTTTACTAGCGCAGGCTATCTAGGTATCGGGACAAGTTCACCTTCTCAACAACTTTCAGTTTTAAGTAATACAGATTGTGCAAACTTTCAATGCTCTGGTCAAAATGTCTCTCTTTATGTAAACAACAGTAATGCAAGTTGGGATTCAGTATGCCGTTTTAATAATACGGCATCTGGCAAATGGTGGGATTTGCGTCTTGGAAACAGTTCAAGCACATCATCACCCCCATTTACTATTTACAACACCAACAGTGCAGGTGTTCAACTTAATTGGGGTTCAACTTCATGGACATCATATTCCGACCCCAAACTGAAAAACATCACAGGGACATATACCGACCCATTGACTGACATTGCTCAAATTAAAACAATCAAATTCACTTGGAAAAATGATGCAGAAAACAAACCACAAGTTGGTGTTGATGCAACAACTGTTCAAAATGTTGTTCCAGAAGCAATGGATGTAGTTAAAAAAGAAGGTGAAATAGAAGGGTATTTGGGTGTTCGCTATACAGAACTTATTCCCTTGATGATTGCATCTATCCAAGCATTGACAGCAGAAGTTAATCAATTGAAATCTAAACTAGGAGCTTAATCATGACCACTATCGCATGGACAATCGACTGGATGGAAACATCCACACAAACAATTGACGGCTACTCACAAGTCGTCTTAACTGCCGGATGGCGTTGCACTGGTACTGATACCACCACTGCCACACCTCCTGTGACTTACACAAGCAATGTGTATGGCACTTGTTCTTTCCCTGTGCCCGCATCAGGTGGATCATTTACGCCATATTCGCAACTTACTCAATCTCAAGTTGTTGGATGGTGTTGGGCGAATGGCGTTGATCAAGGGGCGTCTGAAGCAAGCGTAACTGCAAGTGTTCAAGCGCAAAAGAACCCGTCCCAAGTTCAATTGCCTTTGCCTTGGTCTACACCTGCGGCATAATATTTAAGGGGAAGCCACCACCCCATTTTGGTGGCATTTTCACGGAGATGTGAGATGAACGAAATCAAACTAACAACAGACTTGGTCAACGCAATCATGCAATATTTGGGTTCCAAACCCTTTGTTGAAGTTGCGGGCCTCATCCAAGAAGTACAGAAACAAGCACAGGCACAAGGCGCACAGCCTGCCGCCGAAGCCGCCCCTGCACCTGCAGAGGCATCACCAAACTAAACCATAGGAGCCATCATGCAATTTTTGAACGACATTCGTACTTATGTTGAGGAATTTGACTCTGAAGTGAGTGAAGAGATTCACCGTTTCATTGACTTTTTGCAAGGCAAATACGAGGCAATGCAACCTAAAGACGCAGTGGTGGCTCCTCCCTCTCAACCTGTTGCCGCACCAGTGCAAGCGCCCGTAGAGGAGCCTGCTGTTGAGGCACCAGTGGAAGAGGCCCCAGTGGCTGAAGAAGCTCCTGTGGAGGCCGCAGAGGCGCCTGCTGAAGCAACTGAAGCGCCTGCTGAGGTTCCTACAACCGACGCACCGACTACTAATTAAATTAGTAATACGAAAGGCTGATCATGGCTGAAAAGTGGATTCAAAAAGCGATTAAGCATCCCGGCGCTTTGCACAAGGAGCTCCATGTTCCTGAAGGCAAGAAGATTCCGATGAAGAAGCTTAACGCCGCCGCCAAGAAACCCGGCAAAGAGGGTCAACGAGCTCGCCTCGCCAAGACCCTAAGGGGATATGACTAAATGTCGGAGGAATCCTTGGATACACGCCTATCAGTCCATGAAGCCGTCTGTGCAGAACGCTACAAGAAGATCGAAGAGTCTTTTAGTGGCGTCACAGAACGATTTGACGACGGCTCAAAGCGCATGGCAAAGATCGAGTACCTGCTTTATGCGGTGATCGTTGCTGTGCTTCTCGGCCCCGGTTTCGCGGCTGAGTTCGTTAAGAAATTTTTGGGGTAAACATGATGAATTTGTCCGATATCTTGAAAGCGGTTTTACCCATACTGGTTGTTTGTATTGGGTGGCTTTTGGGTGAGGTCAGTTCGTTTCAAACCCGTCTCACGCAGATTGAAGGCAAGATGCCTGCGCTCATCACTGCCGATGGCATACCAACTGACAGCCCCATCTCGGCAGAGCGCAGACATGTACTGAAGTCCGAATTGGAGCGAGAAATCAACGATCTCCAAGTAAGGGTAAGGCTCATTGAAGAAAGGAATAAAAAATGAATCCAATTTTTGAATTGTTAAAAGTCAAAGTTGAAATTTTTATTCGCAGGCTGTCTGAGGCCACGCCATCTTGCTTGATGATGATGGTTCAAGGCAATGTGCTCGCGTTGACACTGCCTCATTGGATCAAGGCTCTTCAAACGGGCGCAATGACCGGCGGTCTTGCTGTCCTTATTTCGTTTTTTGGTCGCAAAGAACTGCAAGACAACAAATTTGTTGTGGCAGGCTTGACTGGATTTTTAACTGCAATTTCAGACCTGATTTCTCATCCATCGCACTTCGGTGGTGAGACAACTGAGGCAATTGCAACTGGTGTTGGCGCCGGCTTATTGTGCATGGCCCTATCAAATATTGGGAGCAAATAATGTTGGACTGGCTAACTGGTGGTGTCTTTGGAAGCCTCTTAGGGGGCATTTTTCGTTTGGCACCTGAGATTCTGAAGTACCTCGACAAGAACGACGAGCGCAAGCACGAACTGGCTATGTTTGGCCTGCAGACCGATCTGGAAAAGATGCGCGGTCAGTTCACGATGGAACAAAAATATGTTGAGCACAGCACTGCTCAACTGGAAGCAATTCAAGAGGCGTTCAAGGAACAAGGCGAAGAGGCCAAGGCCAGTTACCCATGGGTGGCGGCTCTGTCTGCTCTTGTGCGCCCCATGGTCACCTATGTGCTCTTTGGCATGTATGTGGCCTTCAAGATTTCGGTGATGGTCTACGCTTTCAACAGCGGCGCTAATTGGCACGACATCATTGTCGGCAACTGGACGGCAGACGACTTTGGCATGCTCAACATGATCTTGACCTTCTGGTTTGTGGGTCGAGCGATTGAGAAGTATCAAAAATGATCGGCGACGCCATCAGACTGGCGAGCGAATCCCTTGTAAAGCCGTTTGAAGGCTACGCAAGGCGCTTGCCTGACGGTGGATGCCAAGCCTACCCTGATCCGGGCTCACACGGGGCTCCTTGGACGATTGGATGGGGTTGTACGGGGCCAGACATTGGCCCTGACACTGTTTGGCCTGTAGAGAAGGCCCAAGAGGCCCTAGATCAGCATTTGTTGTATTTTGCGAGCAACGCCCTCAAGTTGTCGCCCGGCCTCGCCAACGAGCCGGATCGTCGCTTGGCGGCGGTGATCAGCTTCACCTACAACTTGGGGCTTGGCAGTTACCGGGTGTCCACCTTCAAAAAACGGGTTGACGCCAAGGATTGGAGCGGGGCCTGCGAAGAGATTGTGAAATGGAACAAGGCATGCGGCAGGGTTTTGCCGGGCCTGACAAAAAGACGAATGGCAGAGGCATCTTTATTGAAATAAAGTGACCTTGTGAGATTGTTAACCTGATGGGAAAATAGACATAACAATGGGGAAAATATGAGCACCAATACACCATCATGGGTAATGACTTATGACAGTCTGACTTACTATGTACTTCAGTACCTAGAACGGTCAGACCAAGCCACCATTAACGCTATTCCCACCTTCATTACTCTGGCTGAGTTTGAGATTGCCCAAGAGATCAAAACCTTGGGCCAATTGCAAGTCGCTGAGTCGGTGATGAATATTGGTCAACCAACAATTGCCAAGCCTGCTCGGTGGCGCAAAACCGTGTCCATGAGCATCACGGACAGCGCAGGCAATCGCACCCCTGTTTTGCTTCGCAAGTACGAGTATCTGACCAACTATTGGCCCGACAACGCCAATGTAGCAAAGCCGCTCTACTACGCAGATACTGACTGGGATCACTGGTACATCGCCCCGACGCCGGATGCGGCCTACAACTTCGAGGTGCTGTACTACGAGCGCATCGCTCCATTGAGCTCGACAAACCAAACCAATTGGCTGACCCAGAATGCCCCAACAGCGATGCTGTACGGCACTTTGTTGCAGGCAATGCCTTTTCTCAAAAATGATCAACGCGTGATCTTCCAACAAAAATACAGCGAAGCCATCAAGTCGCTGAAAGATGAGGATGTGTCTCGTGTTGGTGACCGACAAGCCGTTGCTGTGGATAGCTAATCATGACTACATACTCCTCACCCTATACCGGACAGACCATCAACCCATCGCAAGTTGGGTATGAGGCGCTGACAATCAGCACCAACACAACTCTGCAGTGGCCCATCAACAGCAACAGCTCGAATGTAGTTGCTAACATCATCGATGTGATCGCAACAGCCAATGGTTTGCAGTTGATTTTGCCGCCTGCTTTGGAAGTCTCTGTTGGTCAAGCATTCATCGTTCGCAACATTGGGAATGGCTCGCAGTATTCGTTCACTGTCGCCAACAACTCCGGCGGCACGATTCAGACAATCCCTGTTGCACCGACGACCTCGACAGTCAACACCTACTACATCTACCTGACTGACAACACCACAATCAATGGCTCATGGTCAACGATTGCTTTGGGTATTGGCACCTCGGCCTACAGCGCAAGTGCGCTTGCAGGCTATGGCTTGGAGGCCATCAACAACACCCTCAACACGGTGCTTGCGGTCAATCAATTTGCCTCGAATTACACACTCAATTCGCAAGACCAATCGTCGCTGTATGTGTGGACTGGTGGCGCAGGCACAGTCACTTTGCCTCAGGCCGCAACTGTTGGCGCAAGTTGGTATGCGGTGCTCAAGAACGACGGCACAGGCATCTTGAATGTTGTTGCGCAAGGCACAAGCACGATTGACTTCACCAGTACATCTGCGCAGTTGCAGTTGGGAGAATCGTTTGTCGTCACCACCGACGGCACGAACTGGTACACCTATGCCTATGGTCAGTCTGCACAGTTCTTTTTTACTTTGTTAAGTTTGCCGGTCACCGGTGGCACTGTAACGCTGACCTCTGTGCAGGCATCGAGCATCATTCAGGAATACACCGGCACACTGACATCAAATTGCACGATCATTTTGCCTCCAACGGTGCAGTTTTACTCACTCCAAAACAACACCTCTGGCTCATTCTCGCTGACATTCTCAACCGGCGTTGTTGGCGGCACGACCATTACTTTGCCTCAGGGTCAAACGATCATTGCGATTTGCGATGGAACGAATGTCTACAACGCTCAGACATCGACCTCAAGCTTTATCCAAAACTTGAAGATTGGTAACGGTTCAGCCGCCGCGCCTTCGTTGGCTTTCCAAAGCAACCCATCAACCGGCTTGTACTTAGCGGCATCGGGCCAAATTGGTTTTGCAATTTCTGGGCTTGCGGCAGGTCAATTGACTGCCACTGGCCTCTTGTTGCCTGTTGGCATCAACGGTGGAGCGTTCTAATGACTGCAAAAGTCGCCATCCTTGCAATACCACCCGGCATACAGCGCGACGGTACGCTCTTTGCGGCCCCTTGCTACATCGACGGTGAATGGTGTCGCTTCCAATACGGGCGCCCACGCAAGATGGGTGGCTACACTGCGTCCTTCGTGAACGCGCCCGGCATCAGCCGAGGCATGATCTTGCAGTCCCAAGATGGTCACACATGGGTGATCTCAGGGTTCAGCGACAGCATTCAGCAGTGGACAATCGACAACGATGATGCTGTGGGCTCTGGCCCAACTGCCATCAATCCTGTTGGCTCTGTGACTGGAGTGAGCATCGTCACACAAGGCACTGGCTATGTGAACGGCACCTATACCAATGTGCCACTTGTTACTACGACGGGCACCGGTGCTTTGGCGACTGTGGTCGTGTCGAGCAACCAAGTGTTCTCAGTTGCCATCACCAACGGCGGCACAGCCACATACCCGTATGGCGAGAGCTTCACGATCAGCAACGCAAGCATTGGCGGCTCAGGATCGGGCTTTGCAGGCGTTATTACTGCCAACTCAGCCTTCACCCCCAATGACCTCAATTTGTGGCAGTTTGACACCGGATACGACCCCTACGGCACCGGCAACAACAATGTGATTGCGCATCCGGGTTTGAACCTTGAGCACATCGACAACACGACCAACACCCGACCTTTGATTGGCCCCTTTACCGGCACAACAATGACGCCTGTAGGCGTCTTTTCACAGACGGGTACCACCACCAACATGTCCAAGAATGTGACCTTTACGACGACCAATGTCGCCATGGGGCCCGGCGTGTCTGTGACTGGTGCAGGCATCCCTGCCAACACGGTGATCGTGTCTGCCTCATTGGTCGCAGGCGTGTGGACGGTAGTCTTGAACAACGCGGCTACCGCATCAGCCACTGTTACCTTGACTTTTGACAACAACATCAGCGTGTCTGGTGGTGTTGTGATGCTGTATCCGTACCTCTTTGTGTACGGCAACAACGGCCTGATTCAGAACTGCGCCGCAGGCAACTTCAACGACTGGACATCTGCTGACTCGAATGCCAACAATGTGGCCTCTACCAAGGTCATTAAAGGTTTGCCTCTACGGGGAGGCACAACCTCCCCCTCTGGGCTTTTCTGGACACTTGACTCAGTGGTGCGCGTGACCTATGCGCCTCAGAATGTGGGCACATCGACGCTCTACTGGCGCTATGACTTGATCACCCAACAGTCTTCGATCATGTCGAGCTCGTGCGTGATTGAATACGACGGCGTTTACTACTGGGTGGGCACTGACCGATTCTTGATGTACAACGGTGTTGTTCAAGAAGTTCCCAACAGTCAAAACCTGAACTGGTTCTTTGACAATGTCAACACCGCACAGCGTCAAAAAGTGTGGGTGAGCAAAGTGCCTCGTTGGGGTGAAATCTGGTGGTTCTATCCACGCGGCGACGCCACAGAATGCACCGACGCGATTGTCTTCAATGTGCGCGACAAGATTTGGTATGACGCAGGCTCTGCACCGGGCGCTCGACGCTCTGCAGGCACCTTCTCGGAGGTGTACAAGAAGCCTATTTGGGCGGCAAACAATCAAAACGACACCGGTCAATACGACTTGTGGGTGCATGAACAAGGCACCGATGAAGTGTATTTGAACCATGTCAATGCCATCTATTCTGCCTTTGAGACAAATGTCTTGGGCACCTCTGCCGGTTTGGTGGGTTCACCTCAGGGTGGCGACAACTTATGGACGCGTTTGGAGCGCGTAGAACCTGACTTTCAACAAGTTGGGCAGATGGACATGATTGTCACGGGTAAGGGCTATGCAGACGACACTGACATCGCCTCTGAGCCCTACACTTTTGAGCCGTCTACCCTTAAAATAGATTTAAAAGAACAACGCCGTGAAATGCGGTTGCGGTTTGAGTCAAACACCCAAAACGGTAACTATTTCTTAGGCCGTGTTGTGCTGAATGTGGAAACTGGCGATGTTCGCGGAACAGGAAACCCATGATAAGTTATGACCCACGAGGAATGACTTGGGATCAGTACAACAAACTGATGGAAGAGCTGTTTGCGTCAAACCAGTTGGGCCATGTGCCCGAAGAAAACTGGAGGCAGTGGGTAGATGGATTAAATGGGATTGGATATTTTGTCCAGTCTGGGGTGCCAGACCATAGAAGTTATGCGAACTGGCAAGAATGGGCAATGGCTATGACAGGGATCATGTCTGTCACACCAGTACAGGAGAACTTTTAATGAAACCGTCAGAAGTCATAACACACGACTCCAAGCAAAGGGGCTTGGATCACAATCTCGTCATGGGCGCGGTTGCCAAAACCGTCAAAGATGGCGGCATTCTTTTACACGGCGGCAAGACCTCGCTTCTCTTGGAAAAGATCGCACCCGGCGAATTTTCTGCCCACCTTTTCACACAAGACCCACCCGTCGTTCTGGCTCGAACATTGGTTCGATTCTTTAGAAATATCGAGCGACGCGGCATCCATCGTTTGTACGGCAAAGCCGACAACGGCGGGATTATCAATTTACTTAGACGACTTGGTAGACAGATAAATGTTCCTGTAAAGGAATCTGATCGCGCAGGTTATAACTGGATGATTAAATTATGAGCAAAATAATTTTTGGCGGTTATAGCAATCGCAATCAGGGCGCGCAATTACACGACCCACAACCTCAAGCAGATGACATTCTGAATTGCGGTCAAGTCGCTCATCATTATGGTGGTGGCGGCGGTATTGGAGCCCTTGCAAGCTTGGCCTTGGATGTCGCCACGGGTGGCGCAACAAGCTTCTTGTGCGTTTTAGGTGATGCGGCTTGCGCAGTATGCGCGGTAGACAGTGTTGCCTGTTTCCTGTGCTCGGCAGGATGCGTCGCTTGCGCTGTAGGATGTGAATCTTGTATTTCTTGTGTTGGAGATAATTGCGGTACTGGAGAATGTGCCAATACCTGCAATACTTGTTACGGCGGCTGTGAACAATGCATTGGATCAACAAACCAAAGCGGTTTGTGCTGTGCAGGTTGCATGGAATGCTGTTCATGCGTTTGCACCTCTGGATGCAGTTTTGACTGCGGTCACAATCCATACAATCCCGGCACTTGCATAGGTAACCCCGGCACATGCATTGGTCAGCCTTGTGGTGTTTGCATGGCATGCGCCTGCACCCCCATGTGTACACCTACAACATGTATTGAAGGGCCTGCATGCGGATGTTTGCCTTGCACATGCGGCGTATGTTGCTGTGATAAGGGTTATGGCCCCGGTCAGCAATGTATAACCCAACCCAACACCTCTTGTATTTCTGGCCCATGCGCACAAACCGGATGTGATGTTTGTCAACCAATTTGCTGTGACAAAGGCTATAACCCCGGTCAAACTTGCATCACACAGCCCGGCACGACTTGCCTTCCAACAGGCTGTATGCCAAGCCTTTGCACACCCGGCGCCTGCACACCCGGTGTTTGCACAACTAATTTCTGCACCCCAACATTCTGCAGTGGTGGCCTAGCATGCGGCGTTTGCTCGCCATTCTGCTGTGTGCCTTGCTTCTGCTGTACCTGTGCATCTTGCATCCCAACTTGCACTACTTGTACATGCTTGCCATGCTGTGTTGATCCCTGCGCTCCATGCAATACCTGCACACCATGCGAACCTTGCTTGCCTTGCGGTTGCACCCCAAGCTGTGAAACTCCATGTTCTTCTGACTGCACCCCTGAGGGTTGCTGTGTAGGTTGCTGTGTTTCATGCTGTGGATGCGATTGCACGACTTGTTGTACAGATTGCTGTACAGCTTGCTGTGATACCTGCTGTACAGATTGCTGTGCATGCTGTGATACCTGCTGTTGCGATACTTGCTGTTGCGATACATGTTGCTGTGATATGTGTTGCTGTGATATGTGCTGTTGCGACACCTGCTGTTGCGACATGTGCTGTTGCGACACTTGTTGCTGTGACACTTGCTGTTGCGATCAATGTTGCTGTACAGACAAGTGCAAGCCTAAGAAATCAAAAGGCCCAACAGGCAAAAAGCCTGCAAAACACAAGCCTGTCAAGAAGCCTGCTCAAGGTTCTGCTAAAGGTCAAGGTGGCCCATCAGCCTTATGCGGTGTTGCCAACCTATTGAAGGCCGGTGGCGCTAAGAAAGCGCTTGAACTTGCCAAGCTTGGTACTGGCAACATCGGTGAAAACATTGGTGGCTTGAGCAACGCAAGCGGCAAAGTTGCCGCATGTCAAATTTCACCTTGCAAAGGTCTTGGCTACGGTTGCCTTGCCGAGGGTGGTTTGTTCCATGCCGCAAGTGGTGGTAAGGCCAAAATTGCTAACTTGGCTAAGTTGACTACCAATGCAGTTGGCGATTCAAGCAATCTTTTGGGCACTGTCAATCAGCGCGTGATGGCCTGCCAAATCTCTCCTGATAAAGGTTTGGGATATGGCTGTCTGGCCTCTGGTGGTCAAGTCCATCATTTCTCTGGTGGTGGCACTGAAGACTCTGAAGAAACTTGCATCTGCAAAAAGATTCAAGCCATTAAAGACGCCACTGCTGAGGCTACAAAATCCAAAAATGACGCTTTTGACATTTCAAAATACGAACCAAAGTTCGCATGCAGTCAACCTGAGATTTTGGTGAATCGCGGTTCAGGCCAACATTTTACCAATGCGCCCTTGTCTCACATTTATCAAGGCATCACAGGCCATGCTGAAGGCGGTGGATTGCCTGCGGCTTACCATAGCGCAACACCCAAAGGTCACCACCCTGAGTTCATCACTGGTGTGACCGGGTATTACGCTTGCGGTGGTGGTACTGGACAGTCTGACGACATTCCTGCCATGCTTCACGACGGCGACTATGTGATGGATGCTGAGACAGTATCTGCACTGGGCGACGGTTCAAGCAAGGCCGGTAAGCAGGTGCTTGATGGCTTTAGAACCAAGGTGCCTCACCGCGTACATCGTCATGCAGATGGTGGCGTTGCAGGAGCCAATCCTGTGCCTGCCAAGATTGCTGACGGCGAGTATGTCTTCCCTGCGGCGTTTGTCACGGCGCTTGGACAAGGAGATAATAAGCGAGGGGCAGAAATTTTGGACGGCATGCGTGAAAAGTTGCGAGCTCATAAGCGCAACGCTCCTCTGTCTAAGATTCCACCGAAGGCTAAGTCTCCCCTTGATTACATAAAAAAGGGAACGAAGTAAATCATGGCAAACTTACTACAGTCCTCACAAAATAAATCGACCTGTGCGCCGTCGTATTACACGAACTACCTTCAAAACCTAGCAACCAAAGGTCAGCAGGCACAGTGTGGCGCACAGTTCGTAGGGGCTCAACCCCTGCAACAAGAGGCTTTTTGTAAGGCCGCGACAAACTTTGGAGCCCAACAGGGCAACTTTGCAACTGCTCAAAATTTGTTGGGATGCGCGGCTAAACAGAACATCACCGGTTCTGCGGCTCCTTTCCTGACCGCAGGCACGAGCACCAACCCACTGTCAACCCTTCAGCCATATGCCAATCAGGCCATGGCTACCACTGGTGTGCAGGCGGCAACTCCTGACATTGCCAAAGGCACAGCATTGTGTGCGGCAGGTGCGGCGAGCCCATACATTCAACAAGCGGCGGCTAAAGGTGGTCTATGCGCGGCTCAACCTGATTTGAGCAAAGCTCTTGGTACAAACATTTTAGGCACAGCACAAGGATTGATTTGCAAGGCCGCTTCAAGAGGCGGTTTATGCGCGGCACAGCCTTACTTGAACAAAGTATCAGGCACTTGCACTGCTCAGTTGGCTCAGTCTTACATGAGCCCTTATTTGCAGTCTGCTGTGCAAAACATGTCAGACATTGCTAACCGCAACATTCAGCAGAATTTGGCTCCTCAAGCCACTGCGGCGGCTGTTGGCTCAGGTCAATTTGGTTCTCAGCGTGGTGCTCAAGTGTTGGGCCAAGTTGAGGCCAACGCAATGCAATGCTTGAACAGTCAGATCGCCAACATGGAAAACCAAGGCTACGGTCAAGCTCTTACTGCCGCAGGCCAGAAACAACAGATTTGCGCAGGGCTTGGTCAGACTGCCGGTACATTGGGCGAACAGCAACAAAGCTTGCTTGCAGGCTTGGCAGGCACCACTGGTTGCTTGGCGGCAAAGTGCGCATCTACAGCGTTGCAAGCAGGTCAAACTGCAGGTTCATTGGCTCAACAACAACAAAACTTGTTGGGTACTTTGGGTGGCACTACAGGTCAATTGACTGCATCTCAGATGCAAAACTTGATCAACGCCGGTGGCACTTTGGGCCAACAGCAAACTGCGGCAAATCAAATTGCGGCAAACTTGGGCTCTACTGCGGCAAATGCTCAACAGGGCTTCAACACAGCCAATCTGCAGGCAGGCCAAACAGCCGGAACGATGGCGGCAGAACAGGCTCGCGCGCTCACAGCGGCAGGTCAAGGCATGGGTTCTCTTGGCGTACAAGCGGCAGGTCAGAATCTGGCTTGTATCAACGCTTTGGCGACTCTGGGTGCTCAATGCCAGACCATCAAGCAAAACCAACAATGCTATCCATTCACGACCTTGTCCAAGCTTTCAAGCTTGTTGCAGGGCGCGCAGATTCCTACCAGTGTCAAGACAACGATGTGCATGTCACCTCTGTCTGGATTGGCGGCAGGTGCCGGACTCATTAAAGGTATTGCATGCTGTTCTAACCTTTTGTGCGATGTCAAATGTTGGTTCAAAGGTTGCGCTGAAGGTGGTTTAGTAAGCGCTAAAGGCGGTGGCAGTATTGGATGCAGGTCAACTCGTCATCTTGGCGGCTTGCCCGGTGGGAGAAAATAATGGCAGATATCGGCGGTTTAGCCAAGGCAATGGATTTGTCAAACACCAACTTGTATGGTGCGGATACTGATCGCCTGCAGGAGCTCAGAGATGCCCAATCCAAGGCCATAGAAGCCCTACAGCACCGCTATGACCATCCAAACTGGTTCAAGGTAGCGGCAGGCTTTGCCAAGCCCCAATTAGGCGGTTTTGTGGCCTCCTTGGGTAGTGCATCTGATGCCTTGGGTGATTGGGTTGAAGAGAAGCGTCAAAACCAAATTCCTGTCAGCCAACTGGAGCTCACAAAAGCTCAGACCAACATGCTGTTGGGCAACGAAGCCAAAGCGGCAGACATTGTCACCAAAGCAAAGACAGAGAACCGTCAACTCACGCCTGCTGAAATTCAAGAGATTACAAACTTGTCACCCAAGCGCGGTGAGATGCTCTTGAAATCCCAGTCAGGCAGAGCCGCTGAAGTTGCAAACAACATCGCAATCACTAAGCAAAACTACCAAGCGCGTGGAGAGCCCATGCCTCCGCTCAATGAGATGGGCCTGCCAGACACAGGGAAATACCCAACTGGTGCAAATAGTGGCACCGGTGGCGGTGCAGGCGGTGGCGGCTCTGGCGTTATTCCTGACAATGTTGCCGGTGGCGATAAAGGCCCGACTGTCAATGCACAAGAAGGTCAAGGTGCAGTTGTTCCCAATAAGGGCGGCATTGAGGCCAACATTGGCGGTGACAACGCAGGTCGCACATTGCCTTCTGCTGTACCTCCTGCGGCTCCTGCCCCTCAAGCACAGCCACAAACAAAGAACATTTATGTGTTGCCCAACGGCGCGCGCGCAAGCGAAGATGTCTATGCATTGCACAAGGCAGGCGTTCCAATCATCAGCAACATCCGCACTCAAGAAGAGCAAGATGCGCTGAAAGATCACCAAGATGCAAATGGCAATTGGTACACCAAGCAAGGTTTGCCTGTTGCCGCAAATGGTGGCAAACACTTGTCTGGCGATGCAATGGACATCGACACTAAAAAGCTTACAGACGATCAGAAAAAACTTTTGGACGACAAGGGTTGGCATCAGCCTGCATGGGCTACAAACCCCAAGAGCTCACAGTACGACCCCAACCATTGGGAGCGCGACACAACTGGTGCTCAGGCTCCTGCACAAACTGCTCAAGTCAAGAAGCCTGAAGACACCACCAAACAGCCAAGCAAGCGCGAGGTGATTGTTTCCAATTGGCGTGATGCATCGCCCATCAATCCTTACACTAATCAAGAAGCCGGTATTAAAGAAACGCAAGCTTATTTGAATGGTCAAGGCAAAACATATGCTGATGGCCTGAATGCTACTGGAAGCAATCAAGTGCATGCCAATGTAATGCGCCCTATCAGTAACTTAGAGTCTGAAGCACAAGACCCGCGCTTTGATCAAGTCATGGGTATTTTTGGCGGTAAGGGATTATTGTCTGGCTTGGCTCAATTGGTTCAAGGTGGCGTGAATGTGAATTTGGCAGACTTCAATGCTCAAGTCGGCGTTAATTTGCAAAAAATTGCTCAAGCTTCTTTGCCTGCTGAGGTAGTTCCTTTTGCGCAAGAGGTATATCGCAATTTAGCGCAGATGGCATTAAACAATCAAAAATCAGCAGGTGTAAGCCCAAGCACCGCTCGCAATGCTGAACTAGGTATTTTGGCTGATGCAAGTGCTCATCCTGAGACTTCACCTGCCGCCGCGCGTTTGTATATTCGTCAATCAAATCTGGCTCAACGCATGAACCGTGATTTGTATTTGGATCATCAAAAATTGATTACCAACACTCACCCTGATTTTGTATTGGATTCCAAATCACCTGTGCCTTTGTATGACGCATCACGCGCCAAAAGCCAACAGTCCATCATTGATGACTATAACCAAGCTCTTGAAAACGAAGTAAAGAAATTTAGAGAACAAACTGCCGCTAAGAAGAAGGGGGCAAACAATGGGTAAGTATTCTTCAGGCTTAAATGATATTTATGGAGCAGAAACTCCTGCAGATGGCGAGGAAAAAAAAGCCTTAGCGCCTAATGAAGAGGTTGTGCGCAAAGAGCCTCAAGGAAACGCAGATGCAGGCTATAAAGGCTTGCCTGAGATGAACTATGGCACCATCAAAGTAGATCAACAGGCGCCTAGCGGTGGCCCCGGCATTGGTGAGGTTTTGGGTGGTGGCGCCGCAGGCTATGCCGCTCACAAAATCAATCAGGCAACGATGATTCCTGATGCGGCTCGCAACAATGCAATCAATGTGCGCAACACCAACAAAGCGCTTGATCAAGCTATCTTGAACCATGCGCCCAATGAGGCTGAATTGGCAGAAGCTGAACTGGGTCACAAGTTTTGGCACAGCGAAGAAGCTCTGAACAAGAACATTGATCCTGCCGATCTGCCTGAGCCTCCACCCAAGGAGCCGGTCAAATTGGAATTCAGCCACGAGGGTGGCCCCGGAGTAGAAAACTATGAAGGCAAGTTTGTTCCAAACGAATTTGACAAAACTTCTCCAAGCATGTCGCACACACAAAAAGTCGTCATTCCTGCGAATGAAGCGGCTTCTTTGCGTACTCAGGAAATTGCCCCCGGCACAGCGATAGAGAAAGAGACTGGGTTGGCCCTTGACCCTGCGGCGCAAAAGGCTCAGATGGAGCGCAAACAAGCCGCATTGGACAAAGCCGAGGCTGACAAACTTGCCTATGAGCAAAAGGTGGCTGACGCCAAGGCAAAGGCCGAGATCAAGATTCAGCCTCAGCGTGACGCCGCAACTCAACGGTTGGAAGCCGCCAAAGCTAACGCACAAGCAACAGGCAAAGAAGTCAGCCGATTGACTGGCAAGTCAGCCCAACAGACGGGCAACCTTAACGCCAACACGGCAGAGATGAATCCTGCAAACGCTCAAAGACTTGAGAATATTGCGACGAAGGGTTCCATGCTTGGCGACATCGTGGAAAGCGGTGGACGCTTGATCAGGAAGTATGGTGGCCCTGCGGCGGCTCTAGCGGCTCCATATGAGTTTGGACAAGCCGCTGATGCTTGGCATGGTGGTGACACCACTGGAGCCATCAAACACGCTGTAAGTGGGCTTGGCGGTCTTGCACAAGCCGCTCCTATGGTTGCGGCGGCAGGTCTTATGGCACCTGAGATTGCGGCAGGGACAGCCGTTGCCGGTGGGTTAGCCGGTGCCGGTGTCCTTGCGCATGATGTTTATGAGAATTGGCCCGAAATCAAGAAGTGGGGCGCGAGCCATTTACCAGACTCTTGGACTAAGTAGTTCCTTCACGCTGAGATCATCTCCCTCAGTGTTTTGCCCCCCTTCAGTGGGGGGCGTTTTTTACTTAAACCAGACGAAGTAATTGGCGAATAGGACGATCAAACCCATCACAAAAATGAAGTTGAAGATCATGCGCATGGGTTGGCCTCCAAACCTTTGATTACAGGCACACGCACCTCAAGGAGCTTGGCGCCCACATTGGGGTTTAAGTGGCCCACGATTTCTGCGCAGGTCGCGAGCTCTTCCTTCATGATGGCAGGGCGAGCGGCGCGCACAAAGGCGTTTGCAAGCTTATGCAGGTCGTCTTCGAGGAAGTTGTAGTTGTCCTCAAGTTGAACCTCGTGGAATATCTTGTTGACCTCTTTTTTACTTAGCATCTTCTTCCCCTTCAAAGTCGAGTTCTTGGTTGGCCTGACGCGCCTGTTGCACTTTCATACCGGCGGTCAGCAATTTGACCAAGTCCATCTGAGATGCAACCTCAGCGGTGAATTGGCTATTCGCAATAAACGCAACGGCACTTTGACGGCTTGGTGCATTGACCAAAGCGGTTTGGTTGTTGCCGGTGACGAGATAGATTCTTTCCTTCATTTTCATACTCCAAATTGATTTTTGAGTTGCCAGTATTGCAACAGGCACTTGAACATTTCCCACCCGCGCGTCAAGTCTTCCTCAGACCATTCCACGATCTTGATCAGACCGGGTTTAGTGCGTGATGCGAAGACATTGGCGCAACGAGCGTGAGGCAGTCCCAAACCATGGCGGTAGGCCGCAAGCTGTAGCAGGTGCTCATCGTATGCCTCGACCTTGTCGTCCTCATCAAAGTCTTTTGACTTGGCGTCAAGTACGATGCCGGTGGGCGCATGCTGATCCGGCTTGCAGTACAAGTCGATCTTGCCGCCATACCCCAGAGGGCTTGCAAAAGACCGCTCTGTGAGCCATGGTTGGTGTGGGTGAGTGCCAAAGTGGATGAAGACTTTTTCTTCAAACGCCTCAGCAATCTCACGGTGAAAGATGTCACCACGCACACCCTCGTACCATGCCTCGATGGATTCATGGATGCGTGTGCCCAGTTCAGCCGCTTGCTTGCCTGTCTCTTTTGAGTCGGCAACGATACGGGCGATGAAGTCCTTCTCAGACTCTTCAGGTTTGCGCGGCAGGGTAAGGGCGGCGAGAAGCATTTGCTCCTGCTTCCAGACCTCCAAACCGGGCTTTGCGGCGATTTTCAGAACGGTGGTGACCGAAGGTACCAAGTTCATCTTTCGCGCGTCCCTGAGGGTCGTGGGACGGTCTGAGCCATCCTTTGCTTTTACGGTGTACTGTGGTGCGCCGTCTTCGGCTTTGTACCAGTGAACACTCTCTGCTGATCTTGCGATGATTGTTGTCATTTATGCTCCTTTGACGCACATG